CCAGGAGGGGTAGTTACTTGGCTATTACCAATAAATGTTAATACAGTTTCTTGTGATATATCTGTATGTGAACTTGCTGGCCCAACTGTTACAACACCATTATTGTGCATATGCCAAACACCAGAATATGGAGTGCCATCTGGAAGAGCATAAGCTCCTTGAGTATAGCCTTCTGTTCCATCGGCATCTTCTGGGTCACTACTTTGATATCCAACCTTATCTGGAAATGATTGTTTTGGTAATAATTTTAATATGTTAATTTGATTAGTTTGAATCATATATCTATAAATATTAAACTAAAAAATTATGAAGTATTATCTTGTAACTTTAAAGAATAATTTATCGTTAATATATTCTTCTAGAAATCCATCGACTATTTTAAATTCTAATTTATAATATCTTTCTGGCATTAATCCTGTCATATCTAAATAAATAAAATTACTAGTACTATCACAACTAACTTTTGTATAAGTAGAGTCATAAGGCACTATAACTTCATCTGTAGCGGCGTCTAATACTGAGTATAACGAGCTACTAGGAATATACTTAATAGTTTGCATAGGAAATGTATTAGTAGGAGACTTCTGTGGATATTTATCTCTACCATACAGTCTAATTTTTGTTACTTCTTCATCTTTATATGACTTTTTTAATTTGGTATAAACTGCAAATGAATTAGAATCTATTGGATCTAACTACCAGTACTGAAACTAGATTTATCAAAGTACATTAATAATCTAGGAACATATATAGTATGAGTATCTCTACTAAAGAATCTAACATATCCTCCAATAGCTGCATCTGATTCATTGTCGTCAGAATATTTTAAAATAAATCCATAATTAGGAACTGTATAACCACCACTTCCAGATATCCATAATTTAACAGCATTTGTTACGTCAATATTGATATCAGTAGGTCTTACTGACGTATCATTTAAATTAGAATCATCAAATGATTGTGAATATAATGTAACACTACCACTTTGATTTGCAGATCCAGATTCATATAACCAACTACCACCTTTACCAGATCCAGATATATATAATGTACTTCCAACAGGCATATTAGTATCTTGGCTACTAGAAATCCAAGAATATGAACCAGACTTTGGTTGATTCCAAGAACATCCATCTATTATTGCTGTATCAACATTTAAAAATCCTGTGCCATTAGTCCAATCTTGTCCAACTACATTGGCATCAATTGTAAACGATGAAGGTAAATTTTTTGCATGAGTAGTATATAATTGTAACATAAATTTACAATCATTAACAGTTTTGTCATATTTTGTAAGTGCTGCAGATACATCAGACATATCAAATTTTATTAATGATCTAGATAATGAATAACTAGATGTAACAGCAACAGTTAAATGTTTTCCTACTTCGAGTATTTCATCTATACCAGTATTGTAAGTAGGTTTTGCTTCATATAATGTAGAATCATTGGATGGATATATTATTTTGAACATAATTTTAGTCTTTTTAAATAAATATTAAATTAAACACTTACTACCCTACCTTTTATATCTTTATTTAAAAATTTAATTTCAAATATTGCTGGATCTAATGGAGGATAAATAATTCCTTGTTTTGTAGCACTTTCTAAATCATATACATTTCCAGAATAATTATCAGCTGTATTAAATAGGTTTTTAAAGTCTAAATCTACAACAGATTGAACGCCATCTATATTTCCTAATATATTCATTACGTCTGACATAATAATTGGTTGATTAATCTGCCATTTGTCAATTGAAAAATACTCTTTTAATTCATTAATACAAAGTAATAAAACTTCGTTACTATTATAATTTGAGTTAACTGTTATTTCAAATTCAATTCCAATATTAACAATAAATGCATTTAATATATTAACTGCATCAGTTAATATTCTATAATAATCTAAATAATTTTTTAAATTAGTTTTAACTGCGTCATTTAATGATGTTAAATTATTATTATTATCAACCCCTAATACATATAAATTCATAGCTAATGGATTTGGAATTCTTGTTGTTTCCATTTGATTTTGTGATAATTGATCGTCTGGAACTATGTAAGCTTTTGCAACACTTCCAAATTTAGCTGGCATTGAATAACATCTAATAATATAATCATCTTTAGTAACTAATCTATTTTGAGTAGCAAAATTAGATAATGCATTATTTTTTATATCTTGCAATGTATCTGCAGATTTACCACCTCTAGCAGGAGATTCATTAGTAGTGCTTATACTAGATTTAACAAAATTAACCATGGCTGCACTAGTTGTAGCATTAGGATCATCATCAAATTCTATATTTTCAACTTTTGTTAATACAGAAGAAGCCACATTATCTGAAACACCGCCTCCTACTGTATATGTAATAGTTAATGTAGTATTTGCTGGTGCTTGTCCGTATGCTCTAGTATATAAAAAATTAGATGGATCTATATCAACATCTATAGGTCTACGAAATGCAGCAATACCATTTCCAACGTTATCTGGATTTGGAATAATTTCTTCATCATTATTATCTGATATACCTGCTCCAAATTGAATTTCCATTTTTTTATCACTTCGTAATCTAGTAATAAATCTTTTAGATGTTTTTAATAATTTTAATAAACTAGGACTAGAACTTCTATATTGAGCAAAGTCAGGATCATTTTCTAATAAGTTAGGTACATCTCTAAATATTGTATCTTGTGCTAAATATTCAACATGATACCAATTATCACCATCTGACTCTTGACATGATATAATATCAATAACATTAGTTTCATCTAAAACTATTTTATCATACTGTTTTGGCGAAGTAAATGTAAAAGTAGCAGTTTTAACATCTCCAGATACTACCTTTGCTTTTTTCTTTAATAAATAATATGTAGGCTGATTTGTTACTTCATCACTTTCGTAAACAGTAACTTCTGTTGTATTAAATGATGAGCTAAAAGTAAAATCTATAGAATCTAATGTTCTAAATTCTGCAGCTCCACCATCTTCTTTTACTTGCATTCCAGGTTTAATTGATAATGCATAAGAAAAGTCTGGAGAATTATTAACTCCACTACCAGTTGATGGAACTAATTGAAATACATTTAAATCTGTATATGCTGGTATAGCATTTTTTGATTTATATCCTAATGATCGAGCTAAATCATATATATTTTTTCTTTCAGATGCTTGTTCTAATAACGACTCTTTAAGATTATTATCTGCATAGTAACTTAAAACATCTCCTACGTATGCTGACATTTCCATAAATAACATACCGGGTGATGATTCATTAAAATCATTATAATCATTAGGAAAATATTGTTTTGTAAAATCTATTAAATTTTTACGAAATTGACCAAAGTCTTTTCCTAAATATGATACGTCTTTTGTTACCTCCATAATATTTCCTATTCTATTTTAAGTATTCCATCTTGTCCAGCAAACACCGTTATTGTTTCTTCTGAATCTGTACCAGTTACGGTAAATTTAATTGATATTTTAATATTGTGTATCATAGTTGGATCATCTTCCATGGTAACAATAATTAATTCTGTAATATCTACATATGGTAACCAAAAATTTATTGCATCTGTTATAGTGGTATGTATAAAATCTTTTAAAGCATTTACATTTGGTTCAAATACTATGTTTAATAAATCTGTACCAAAATTTGGTTGTTCATACCGCTCTCCTTTTCTTGTTAATAGTAAACTTTTAACATTAGTAGAAGCTTGATCAAAAGTAGTAAATGTTTTTTTAAATATACCGGGGCTATTGAATGGAAATTTAACTCCTATAGCTCGATTAGGATTTTGTACATTTGTATCTACTTCGATTATATTATATGCCATTATCTATTTTTCTTTTTATCAATTGCTTTCATTAATGCAGAATAATCACGTGTCATAGCATTTGCAATTGCAGTATCTTGTACAGGTATATTTTGTCCTGTTTCTGCATCAATTACACTCGGAGCAGTATTTGATCGTATCGATCGTTGCATTCCAAAATTTTGTGCATTATTTGATGTCATGACAATATCTTCATTCATTAAATTCGCATAATCTGAAGGAGTAGTTGTTTCTTTAGTTACTTCAGTTTGATTTAAAATATTTGCAAATTTATTTTCTTTAAACATATTATGTTTTTTAACTGTTTTAGTATTTTTAACAATTTGTTTTGTTGTTTTCAAATCATTAACAGTTGATTGTAACCCTTCTTGTAAAATTTCAGTTAGTTCTTCTTTTATTACTTCTCTAACAGTTTCTTTTACTACTTTTTTTAAAACTTGTATAAATTTCTTTTGTTCCATAGTTCTTCTCTTTTTTATAAATATTAACTTTAATAATTTACGACGTCTGGCCAACCATTATTATCTTTTGGGCCATATATACCATTTCCGGTGGTATCAATATAATAATCTCCTGACTTTCCTAATTCTGCATCTGGAGGACCTGATCCATTATATGATTGAGC